GGCCACTGCATCGGTCGCGCACGTAGCGGGCGGTTCCCTTCCCGCCGTTCCTTCTGGCGGTGTGAAGATCGCACAGATCGACGTGGACGCGAATACCGCCGCGATCACCAACACGGAGATCACCAAAACTCGCGTATGGACTGCGCCGGGGGTTAACGACTGAGGAGGAACGTATGAACGATAGCGTAAATATCCTCGGAACAGTTTGGAAGATCAAACTCCGCAAAGGGAAGAACGATGCCGGGCTGAAAGGAATTGGCGGATATTGCGATGATACAATAAAGACCATCGTAATACGCAAACAGCACAAACATTCAGACAGTGATGAATGCGGCGATCTTCGCGAGTATGAAAAAGGCTGTTTGAGGCACGAAATCGTCCATGCGTTCTTCTTTGAAAGCGGGCTTGCGCATGATGCAACAAGCTCAAGGCATTGGGCTATGCACGAAGAAATGATCGACTGGATAGCCAGACAGCACAGCAAGATGCACGCGGCATTTGAGGAAGCGGGAGCATTGTAATGGACGCAGCAGAACGCGCGAGCGCGGCAATAGAGCGCAGGGCAATGAACGAGATCAACGCGATCTATAGCGGGTCGCTTAAATCCATGCTTGCCGATCAGAAGTCTTTTCTGCAAAAGATCGCGGACATTGACGCGGGGAAGATCAAGCCTCCAGCGTTCTACGACACGCCGGAGAAAATCCTCAAATGGCGGCAGGGGTTCACCCGCGAACTGCTGCGCAAGGAGAAGGTCATCGAGGGTATCAAGACAAGGCTTGCGGAAGCCGGGGCGAAGTCCGCGCCGGTTGTGCAGAGCGCAATGACCGATGTGTACGCTGTTAATCGCACCTATACCGTAAGCCAACTCGCAGGGCAAACAGGCATCAGCTTCGCGCAGTACGACAAGCGCCAGATCGACGTTTTGCTCAAGGACAGCGCATCGCCTTTCTCAAAGATCGCGTACAAGAACATGGGCACGAACCACGCCATTGTGCGCAAACTGTCGCGGGAAATGGCGCAGGCGACCATTAACGGAGAGAGCCAAAGGGACATCGTGAAGCGCATACGTGCCGTGACTGGGCAAAGCAAATACCAGGCAACGCGCGTCGCGCAGACCGAACGCACGCGCATCCAGAGCCAAGCTCGAAGCGACACACTGACGGAAGCGGCTGACCTTGGCGTGAAGGTCACAAAGACATGGAGCGCAAGGATGGTCAATACCCGCGACACGCACGCCGCGCTTGACGGCGTTACGATACCGCAGGATGAAGCATTCCAACTATCGGATGGTGACAGGCTGATGTACCCCGGCGACCCAAGCGGAAGCCCGGAGAACGTCATTTCGTGCCACTGCGTACTGATACCGGGGGTGGCAGAATGAGCTTCAAGGACAACAGCGGGCAAGTCAAGTCCCAAATGGCGGGTAACGTCAAAGCCGCGCTTGCCGCGACGGGCGTTGAGGCTGTGGGGCTGACCGTAAAGCAGATGCAGAGCGGGTATGGGAAGCCGATTCGACAGACCGGCGATCTGATGCGCGATGTAAGCAGCGAGGTCGATGGCGATGTTGTGAACGTTGGGAACTCGCTTGGCTACGCCCCGCCTGTCCACGAAGGCACAAGCAAGATGCAAGGCAGGCCATACCTTAAAGACGCGATCATGGGCGGGAAAGACCGCCTGCAACAGGTAGCACAGAACGAACTAAAGAAAGGGTATTAGGAGGTAGCATCATGATTCATCACTATATCACGGTTTACGGGGAGAACGGCAGGGTATACGCCGAGAGCTGGATGCAGCTCGACATCTTCGGAAGGTGCTTCTGCTTCTGGAACCGAAAGATGGACATCACCGACGAGGATATGGAGTTCCTCAAGGGAAGCAAAGACGATCCCGAAGGTACTTCGCGCGGGATTGGAATGGCGACCGCGGAAGCAATAGAGCTGAAAGTGGATGCAAGGACGCTGGGAGAGCTTCAAGCCAATTTTTTGAATAGTCACTAAGGCATTCCGGCGTAAGCCGCATGCAATAACAATCGTGCGGGAAGAACCCCGCCCAAGGAAAAGGAGATTGTAACATGTTACAACGTAAAGCATTAAGCGCGATGGGGATTGATGCCGATAAGATTGACCAGATCATTGAAATGCACTCTGAAACGGTCAACGGCCTCAAAGACGAAATCGCCAAGTACAAGGCAGACGCGGAAAGCCTGCCTGCCGTCACGAAGGAACGCGACGAGTGGAAAAAGAAACACGAGGATGTCCTTGCCAAGCAGCCGGACGCGGCCAAAGTACAGGCCGACTTCGACGCGTACAAGAAGGATGTCGAAAGCCGCGAGACGAACGCGAAGAAACGCGCGGCGCTCGAGGCGAAGTTGATTGCGGAAGGCGCGAACCCGGACGCGATTGAGCTGATGTTGCACGGAGCAGACCTTGAGGCGGTAACGCTCAACGAAAAGGGCGAGGCCACCGTGGACAAGGCCATAGAGCCGATCAAGTCCAAGTACGCCAAGTACTTCGGGGAAGTCAAGCAACAGGGCGCGCAGACGAAAACGCCTCCGCCCGGGCAAGCGAACCCCGACACCGACAAGATGAGCGACGATGAATATTATGCCGCGCAGATGGCGAAAAAAGCGGCCAAATAGCATCGCGCCATAACGAAAGGAACATGAAATATGGCGCTTGTAACCAATACTTTCATCTCCGTTAAGGAGTTCACCCGTCAAACCATGATGAGGCTCTACGAGCTTCTGGTTTTCCCGAATCTCGTCTACAAGGACTTCTCTGGTGACTTCGTCGCCGACAAAGGCGCGTCGATTCAGGTTGAGAAGCCGTCCGTGTATACTGCGTCGGAGTTCGACCAGGCCACCGGCATTGTACCGCAGGGCACGGCCAAGGAAAGCGTTACGGTAACTCTCGACCATCTTGCGGATGTGTCGCTGGAATACTCCGCTATCCAGCGCGCCGTGAGCATCGGCAATCTCGCTAAGGAGATTGAGGGAGCGGCCATTGCGCTGGCGCAGAAGATCAACTCTGACGGCCTGCTGCTGTACAAAGACATCCCGTACTTCTCCGGCGCGGCGAACGCTGACCCGGATGGTCTGGACGACTTTGCAAATGGCGCGCTCGTTCTCGACAAGCACTTCGCGCCCCAGGGTATGCGCAAAGGTCTGTGGAACCCGACCGCCTACTCCAAGTTCCGCGTGCTGGGTGATGTCGTAAACGCGAACAAGTCCGGCACCACCGACGCGCTGCGCATGGGCGAAATCGGCAACATCAGCGGCTTGAGCAACTTCATGTCGCAGTCCGTCAAGACCCACACCACGGTTGGTGCGGGCACTCCGTTGGTTGACAACGGCGCGGGCTATGCGGCTGGCGTATCTGCCATCCACGTGGACGGTCTTTCGACCGGCTTCGCGGTCGGCGACATCTTCACGCTGGGCGGCTATCAGTATGTGGTTGTCACCGCTGGTACGCTCTCGACCGCCGATCAGGACATCACAATCTACCCGGCGCTGCAGGCGAATGTGGCTAATGACGACGCGCTGACGATCATCGCGACCCATGTTGCCAACCTCGTTTTCCACGAGAACGCTTTCGCGTTCGTGACCCGCCCGCTGGTGTTGCCTGCGGACAAAGAAGCCTACGTGACCAGTTTCAACGGCATCTCCATGCGCGTTGTGCATGGCTATGACATGGCGTTCAAGAAGGACATGGTTTCCATCGACTGTCTGTATGGATACAAGACCATGTACCCCGAACTGGCCTGCCGTGCGCTGGGTAAACCCGCCGCCTGATCTTAACTGACCTACTGAAACAATAAGGGGTGGATAGCATGTTGCTCGATATGATGCGCGAATGCCGGAACTTCTTCGAGTATCGGATGAAGGATTCCTATTACGACAAGAAGGGGAATCTGGTAAGCTACATAACCGAGTTCGAGGGCGATTATACGATCGCCACCGGCGTGCTATCCACCCTTGATACCTCCATCAAGACAGGGCAGTACATCGCCATCTATGGCAGCGTGCTCAATGACGGCATCTGGAAGGTAGGCGCAAGCGGGGCGATTACCAGCGACATTACGGGCGTAACCGCACAAGACGAAACCTTCCACGCGACCGTCTATCCGCTGAAAGTACCGCCTGACTTCGTGCTGCTTGCAACCGAGATTGCCGCGTGGCGAACAGCCATGAAAGAAAGCTCGCCGTATGCTTCCGAGAGCTTCCTCGGGTATTCGTACTCGAAAGCGCAGCGGCAGGGCGGCGGGAATATCACGTGGCAGCAGCAGTACGCCGATCGCCTTGCTCCGTATCGCCGGATGTTTAAGGGGTTGCCGTTATGAGCTTGACTGACTTCCTGGAATCGTTCAAATACCGCACCAAGACTACCGTTTCTTCGCCCTTAGGCGGGAGTACGGAAAGCTGGACGGATGGCGCGACGTTCTCCGCAGGCATCGCATTGGACACCAGCGCAGAAATGCGCGTGGCGTACCAAAACGGCCTGAAAAAGCAGTACAGCATCATCCTTCCGGACGGTGTAACGCTCACACAGGACATGCGAATCAAGCGGGTATCGACCGGTGTGATCTACCGCATAACCTCTAACTCCGCTGATACGCATACCCCGGCCATTGCGGGCGTATCTTACGCCAAGGTTACAGCGGAGGTGACCGAATGAAGAACCTGCATATCGCTCTGCAAACCTTCTGGGGCGGATTCACCTATGGAACGGCAATACCCGCCTATGAGCAAAGCAAGGTACCGTCCGACGCGGCCTATCCGTACATCACCTACGAGGCGGCAGAGGGCGCATACTGGGGGCAAACGTACCTGACGGCGTTCATCTGGGTGAAAAAGGTTGAGGGCACGGACTGGCAACTGATACGCGCCGAAATCCTCGACCTGATTAAAGAGCAATTCCCGGTCGAAGGCCCAAAAGTTTTGACATTCGCGGACGGGCATCTGACAATGCGCCGGAACCCCGCAAACTTCGCAAGTTACTACGATGACCCGAACGACGCTTCCGTGGTTGGTGGCCGCATCAGCTACGAGGCGACATACTTCACACTGTAAGGAGTTGGTTACATGCTTACTGCTTTGAGGGCGGATACCTTCAACAACCTGCAATTCGACGCGGGCATCCTGCTCAAGAATCTGGACTATTCCTCCGCGACCGACGCGGGCGATCTGGCGACGCTGGTAGCCGCTGCGAAATCGGCGGGAACTACCCTGCTCGGCGCGACCAAAGGCGGCATTGTCATCAGCGATGTACCGACCTATTTCAGCCCGGACATCGACGGGAAGCGCGGCCAGATCAAGAATACCCGCTTCATCACCGACCGTGTCATCAAAGCGACGGGTACGCTGGTTGAGCTTCTCCCCGTGACGATCAAGGACATCATCGCCGCTGCTGATGTATCCACCTCCGGAGACATCACCACGATCACCCCGCGCGCCGACGTGTCCGACGCGGACTACATCGACAATCTGGTGTGGGTGGGCGATATGCCCGGTGGCGGCGGTCTGATTCTCGTTGAGTTCGACAACGCGCTGAACACCAACGGCCTGACGATCACCGTTCCCAAGAACGACAACGCGACGTATCCCTTTGAGTTCACCGCGCATCAGGATGATCCGGACGGCGTTGTGCCGTATCGCATCCTGGTATTCGCTGGTACCGCCGTTGCCCCGCTGCTTGAGGTGTACTCCGTCGAGGGCGCGACCTCCGGCAAGACCCGCCTCGCGGTATCCCCCGTCAAGACGGGCGCGCAGTCCTACGTTTACAAGACTGCCGCGTCTGTTGCCTTGCCCGAACTGGGCGACATCCTTGTGGCCGCCGAAAACGGCTGGGTTGCGTGGAACGGCACCGACGATGTTACTGCTACGACCGGCAACCAGATTGTGGTTGCTACCATTACGACCGCTACCGGCGCTGTGGTGTACGCAGGCCGCGACACGGTCAAATCGCTGGCTTAACGCCGGTCAATCCGCATCGGGCGGGCTGGTTATCAACCGCCCTGCGGATATGCCCGTTAAATCGAATTAAATCGCCTACAAGGCGCATCAACGCAGGAGGTAGCACATGAGGTTATCCGAGATAACGACCGACCGTGGCATGGATATAATCGCGGAAGCTGTGCCCGCGCTCGGCAGGATCATCAAGACCGATACCATAAAGGGGTTTATCAAGAAATATGGCAACGAACGCATCACGCAAGCGCTGGCAATCAAGGCCGTGCTTGAGGTAATACCTGATATTTTCAAGGAAAGCAAGGCGGATGTGCTGGCCATCGTTTCCGCGTTCACCGGCAAGACGCTGGCTGCCGTCAGGAAGCAGCCGTTTCTTACTACGTTTGGAGAACTGAAAGAGATCGTAACCGACCCTGACTTCATGCAGCTTTTCAACTCGTCCGTCAATACGGAGCCGGGCGCGTCCTCCGTATCATCGCCGGAAGCCGCCGTGCAGTCCGATGCGACGGAATCGCTCTGATTCTGGCGGAAGAAGATAAGGAACGCGCGCGGGATATTTTCAAGGGCAGCCTTGAATGGAATGTTTCGCAGATGCTAACGAAGCAAAGCAATTATCTGATTTTTAGCAACACTTATTCCGAGTTTTGCGATCTGCTTGAAGGCAACGCAAAGCCGAAACAGACCAAAGAAGAACTGCGCGACGAGATGAACAGCAAGGTTGATAACATGCTGAACAAATACCAAAGGAGGCGGTAAACATCAAACTTTTTGAGCTTTTCGCCTCCGTCGGCCTTGATACGAAAGAGTTCGACCAAGGCGTTAATACAACCACGCAAAAAGGCCAGACCATGCAATCAAAGCTGGATGGCGTATTTAAGGGCATCAAAACCGCGCTCACCGTCGCGGGTATTACTGCTGCTGTTAAAGGCATAGGCGACGCGCTGGAAAAGGCCGGGGCTGTCGGCGACACCATTGACGAATCCAGCCAAAAGCTCGGGCTTAGCCGCAAAGCCTATCAGGAATGGGGCTATGTTCTCGAGCAGAACGGCAGCAATATCGACAGCTTCGGGGTCGCCATGAAAACCCTGCAAAACGCAATGGTGCAGGGAACGGCAGCAAGTGATGCTGCCTTGGATAAGCTCGGCCTGAGTGCAGCCAAGCTCAAAACGCTATCGCCCGAAGACGCGCTAAAGGAGACCATCGCTGCATTCCAGAAAATGCCGGAAGGCGCAGAGAAATCCGCCGCAGCTGTTGACTTGTTTGGCAAGCAGGGAATGGAACTGCTGCCGACATTGAACATGACCACGGAAGCAACGGCTGATCTGATCCAGCAAGCCAATGACTTAGGAATCGTGCTCAACGACGAAACCATTGACGCGGGCGCGGAGTTCAGCGATACGCTGGCAACCATGAAGGATACCGTTTCCGCCGCCGGTACGTCGTTCCTTTCCAGCCTGCTGCCGGGCATCACCCAAGTAATGGACAAGCTCATCCCGTTTTTCTCCAATGTTTTGCCGAAGCTTGGCGATGCGTTCGGGAAAGTGCTAGAAAAGATCGAACCGCTGATTGAATCCCTTCTCGGCGGGTTTACGGATGCTGTTACGTGGATTGCAGATAACGCCGATACGCTGATCCCTATCCTAGAGGGTGTGGCTGGGGCGATACTGCTCTGGAACGGATACCAAGCGCTCCTGAACATCACCATGGCCGCGAACCCGATAGGCGCGGTTATCACGGCGGTAGCATATCTGGCGGCTGGGCTGCTGATACTAAACGACGCTTTCAGCGGCGGCAGAACGGCAACCAATAAATACAACTCTGCTATGGACGATAGCATTGGCGCGATCAGCAATTTTAAGGATTCGGTTAACAATCTCAAGCCCACGCTTACAGATGTCAACGATCTGTTGTCCTCCAATGGCCATAGCGTTTCCGACCTCAATACGTCGATTGATGAAGCGGAGGCCGCGATCACCGGCATACTGAAAACCGCGCTGCAGGAGCACCGCGACCTTCGGCAAAGCGAGCTTGACGATATTAAAAAATATAACGACGATATACTGGCGCTGGAACAGGAAAAGATCAGCATCTATCGCGACCAGCAGATAGCGGAGATGCAAAAGATTTACCTCGAAGAAGGCCAGATGACGCAGGATGAGGCGGCGCAGCGGCTTGAAAACATCGGGTCTGCTTTTGCCACAGTCAATGAGGTATCCGAACAAGCGTATACCGCGCAATTAACGCAAATCGAAAATTTCCATAAAACGAAGGGAACGCTTAATTCGGAAGCGTATCTGAACGACCAGCAGGAAGCAAAAGCCACCTATGAGAGCCAGTTGGCCGAAAACGAGACGTACTATCAGCAATCGCTTGATAGCCTGCTCAACTCGTCCGCGCAATGGGTATCGGCCGATCAGGACAAATGGAACTCGCTAACATCTGCTCATTCGACCTATGTAACGCAAATAAGCGAGCTCCAGCAGCAATTTATAGCGGGTGAACGCACAAATGCCGCAGACGGAATAGCGATTCAGGACGATTACGCCAACTCATATTCCGATATCATGGATGGCGTGATGCTGGATAACGCAAACGCCTACCTGCAAATGTATCTGGCCGCGAAGCAAGGCAACGCGGACATCTCGCAGGAATACAAGGATATGGTTGCGAATATCCTTAGCAACTTTACCGATCTACCCACCGACATGCAGGATAAAGGCAAGCAAGCGCTTCTCGGCCTGATTGGCGGCATGGAAGACCAGATACCCGGGCTGGAAGATACCTCCAACATGACCGCAGATCAGATTATTGCTGCAATCGTTAATGCGCTGGGCATACATTCTCCGTCTACCGTCATGTTTGGATACGGGCAGTACATATCGCAGGGGCTTATTAACGGTATGAACGACAAGGCGGCGTCTTTATCCGGTATTGCGGCTACGCTGGGCAAAAGCGTTGAGTATACCTTTAGGAGCGCATTGCCGCAGAGCAGCGCTAAAGGTATCGGGCAAAACTTTACACAAGGGCTGATTGATGGCCTGAACAGCAAGCTCGTAACCTTGCGGCAAACGGCATCATCCATTGCTTACGAGCTTGTGACCACGTTCAAAAACGCATGGGGCGAGCATTCCCCGTCCACCGTCATGGCTGCAAGCGGCAAGAACCTAATGCTGGGCTTGGCAAACGGTATAGCGGAGAACGCCGATAAAGTGAAGCTTTCCATGGCTGGCCTGCTTCCGGATTCGCTGTCGGCTACCGTGATGGTGAGCGCGGAACAGGCACAACAAAGCACGTCCTCGCATTCTGGCCTGTCCGAATCCCCCGCGAGCTCCAAACAAACCGCCGTTAACCTGAACTACAACGTATATGCAACCGATACCAGCTATGCGGAGCAACGGCGCATCGCGAAAAGCACAAGCCGCGCCATAGGAGAGGAGCTGAACGCTCTTGCTTAATGACAAGCTGATCTACACAAACTCTGCCGGGCAGTCTGTTGAGTTTTATCAAGGCGGTATTTATTATACCAACATCCGCACCGATGTAACGGGATTAAGCGAAGTCAACACCACACTTTACCGAACTACCGTTGTTGATATGGATGGCGAACTGGAAACGGGGTTCAGCGTGGACAGCCGCTCAATAAGCATAAAGGGGTTCCTCAACAATCCAAGCGGCCGTGACAACGAAGCATCCATGCGCGAGCTGATTGAGGTTTTCAGCCCATTCTATACGGGTGTGTTGCGCCTTGAGGGCGAGGACGTTGTAGAAATCGACGTGCGCCCCGAAACGGCGCCGAAGAATGGCGATAGACAAGGTTCCAGGTATCCCGGATACATAATAAAATTGATTGCGCTTAACCCGAATTGGCGGGCAACATCAGAGAAAGAGAAAACCATAGCCACGGGGGGCACGAGCATCTATTACGACGGCAGCCGCGCGTGCGGGATGGAGATCGAAATCACGGCGCTTGCGGATACCATCGACATGGACAGCTTCACCGTGACCAATGGATCAACGGGCAAAACCATCACATTCCGGCTGGGCGGCGGCGTGTATCTGATGACCGGGGATGTGCTGCTGCTGAATATCAGCCAAACGGGAATCACAATTACCCTAAACGACGTGAACGCCCTAGAGCGTGTCGAATTCGCGGACACTGATTTCCCGCAACTGTACCCGGGCAACAATGTAATCAGCTGGGATGCGCATGGCGACGAAGCGGACTTTACCGTCAAAGTGCGGTATACTCCGCTCTATCTTGCAAAGTGAGGTGAATTTGGGTGGCATCTACGCAGTATGCAAGTCGCAACATAACAAGCGCGCTCGGCCTAAGTGCCTCCCGAAATGAGGCTGTATCTGGCGGAGCAACTGTTCAGGAAGTCGTAAACAGCGTTATAGCCAATATGTACATGAGCACAACGGCGTATGGCTCGACATATTCCGTCACGGTTACGGTGTTGTTTTCAGGCGGTTCCGTCCAGCACACGCAGAATGTAACTTTCGATTCTGGAAACTACACTGGAACCACAGTCAATTTCACCATGCCCGCAATGACCGCCGTGCAATGCAATTCTATCGCGTCTGTAACTGCATACGCAGGCGACGGTCGAATATTTATTAAGAGCGTGCAGTACGTCACAATCAACTATACGCCGACAACGGCTTGCACCGCGCCTACTTCTGTTGGCGTTAACAACGCCGCCCCCGCTCCGAGCGCATCCGTGATCCTCTCGTGGTCCGGCGCCGGGGCTGGAACCAACAATGCCGTTGTCGGATATAATATTTACAGGGCAACGAGCGCTGGTGGGACATATTATTATCTGACAAATTCGGCAACCGCGAGCGTAGCGGTCACATCTCCATCCAATGTCGGAAGCAGTTATTACTACAAAGTGCTCACTCGCGGCGCTGCAGGGGCGACGTACTATAGCGGGTTGTCGAGTGCCTATGCTGGTTTAACCACTACCGTGACCGCGTGTACCGCCCCCACATTGACCGTAGACACAGAACTCCCCGAAGCGGGCGAAACAGTAACGCTTTCCGGAAGCGGCGCAGCTGCGGGAACAAATAACGCCATTACTGGCTATAAGATTTATCGGTCGATCAACGGCGGCGCGAGCTATTCTTATCTGGCGACCGTTGCCACAACTGCAACGAGTTTTTCCCAAAGCGGGCTTGCGATTCCCGGAACGGCAGGCGACAGCTATCTATTTGTTGTAGTTACCGCCGGGACGATCAGTGGGTTTGACAGCGCCCAATCCAATTCCGTGCAAATCACCACCGTTAGCGCATACTGCTCCGCGCCTACAATCCTTACTTTGTCCGCACAAATAACTGCCATAAAGCCCACCCTCGCATGGTCTGGCGCGGCTCCGGGGGCAGATAACGCCATTACCGAGTACGAAATCGAATACGCGGAATCGACAGATGAAATGACGTGGGGAGCGTGGACGGCGCTAAAAACCGTTGCTTCGACTGCGCGCGCTGGCTCTACGCTGGTGGACATATCCGCTACGCTTGGCAATTATCGCATCTATCGCATCAAAACACACGGGGCAGCCGGGGCAGATTACTACAGCGATTGGAGCGCGTCCTCTGCAAGCGTCAGAACCGCAAGCTCTACCGTGTCCGAATCGCAAACCCCGAAACTGATCGTCTATGAATATCCGCATATCGTGGCGGGCGTAGAGAAAGGCCCGTATCCGCTTGGCATGCTGACCCGGTACAATACGCTAATCGTGCATCGGAAATACTGGGGGATCAGCGAACTATCCCTGTCCACTCCTTTCAGCGAAGCCACAAACGAACTGCTGGTTTGCTGGAATCTTATAGGGATCGCGGGGAAGAACGTGCCATACCTGATCGTCAGCAAAACGATCAGCAGGGACAAAACGGGCGCGGAGGTAATCGAATTTACCGCAAAATCGCTTGTTTCCCTGCTGGGCATGCGGATGGTTACATACTCGTCGCTCGGTGAAGCCAAGCCTGTTGCGCTGATTAAAAGCCTGTTGCGCAATCAGCCTATATTTTTGGAGCATTATTCCGGTGGCGAATGGATCCCCGACATTAATGGCGACTTGGCAGCAGATGATTACGGCGACCGCCGTTTCCCGGACTTCCATTGGAAAGAACCGACGTTTGACATTGACGCTTCCGATGCGCTATCTTTCCAGCCCGAGCTGCTGACCGGCTTACTCGATACATTCCTCTCGCTGTGCAAAATTGAGGGATGCGGGGCACGCGTAACGGGCGACTACTATACATCTATTGCCGATACGCTTTCCCTGTGGCTGGAACTGTACAAGGGCGTAGACCGCAGCAGAACTCAAGACGTAAACCCGCATGTGATCTTCAGCGAAGTGATAGGCAACATCCTAACCCAAACTTATACACACAACATCGAGGGCAAAAAAACCGCAGGCTACGCTACAAGTTCCGTATTGGACACCATCCTTTCCTACGATAAGCGCTTGGTGGACTTGCTTTCCGATAATGCTTACTCGGCTGGCGACCAGACTTATATCAACGGCGGCAGTAGCCCCGCTGGCACCAAGGGTGGGTCTGGAATGAACCGCGCCGAAATCGGATTGACAGTAACGGATATCACCGCGCCCACAAGCGGAACCACGGACGAAAAAGCAGCGGTTGTATATGCATCCTGCAAGCAGATCGGCAGAAACGAAGTTGCCAAGGGCGTAGAAGAACAGACCTACGACGTAACATTGAATACAGCGGTTGGCCCACAATATGGCGTTGACTACGACCTCGGGGACATTGTAACGGTGATGAGCCCAAGGTATGGAATCTCAATGAACGCCCGAATCACGGAAGTAACGGAAACCTATGAGCCCGGCAAGAAAGTACAGATAGCATTGACGCTTGGCGAAACAATGGTTACAATGTTAGGCAAGGTCAAGCAGATCGCACGCAGGAGGGGTTAACATGACCGTTAATCATGAGTATATCATAGACATCCAAAGCCCGGTTGTTTTGGGCGCGTTTGGGTATGACATTGTCAAGGGTGACGCAGAAAGTCACCTTATCCAAATAACGCTGTTGGACAACGGCGCTGTTCTGAACCCGTTAACGGCGAACCTTTACGTCATGCGCTTGGACGGCGAAACCGTTATTACGGCAATGAACGTCACGGACAATGTTTGCAGCGTAGCCATGCCCGTTGAGGATTCCGCGATAACGGGACGAATTTACATTCTCGTCAAAGCCTCAACCGCCACCGAAACATTAACCGTGTTGGCAAAGTACGCCACAGTCAAAGACGGAATCACTGACGTCATCGTTGATCCCGGCGATACCATCCCGTCGCTGGATAACCTCTTGGCGCAAATCGCTGACTGTGAAGCGGCTACGCTCGCGGCAGAAGAAGCAGCGGCGGCTATTACAGGGGTAACCGCCGAGGCGACCACACTTGAAACGGATGTACCCGCAACGGCAACAGCAGAAATCGACCCGGAAGACGGGCACATCAACCTTGTTTTCGGACTTCCGAAGGGCGGTAAAGGCGACATAGGCGCGAAAGCCGTTTCTGTGGAATTTTCCGGCGACGATATGGTTTTCACGCTGGACGACGAAAGCACAGTCACTCTCGAAGATGCAAAAATCGACCTCAAAGGCGACACGGGCGACCGCACCACCATAAACCACGGCACGGCGATCACCGGCACCAGCACAACGCCCACGGCATACGCCACGGGCATCACGCTGGCTGTAATCGGCGACACTTACATCTACAACGGCGGCGATCAAGACGAGATCGGGAATGAATACATTTGCACCCTCGGCGGCAATGCGGCAACTGCGCTATGGATCTTCCTGCGCAACAATCGCGGTCCTGCCGGAGCTGGCGATGTAAGCTCTGTGAACGATGTTACCCCCGACGTGGACGGAAACGTAGAGCTAGCGCCTGCCGATATCGACGCGGCCACTTCTGCCCAGGGCGCGCTTGCCGATACCGCCATACAACCCGGAGATGTAATTAACGACCTCACGCACACTGACACGGACAAGCCGCTATCCGCCGGGCAGGGTAAAGCACTGAACGATGCGAAGGCCGCGAAAGCCACCACGCCGACCGTCGACCATATCTCCACGCTGGATGCAAGCGGAAACCCCAAGGACAGCGGACACGTGCTGGGGGATTATACGCCGATTGCCGCGGCTGTGCCTACGGGCGGCACGACAGGGCAGGCCCCGTTAAAAACGTCCGCATCGGATTATGCTATCGCATGGAGTGACATCGGCCGTTACAATCCCCCGCTGGGTATCAACTGGATGGACATGCGGAGCCCCGTCAACCAGCGCGGTATCGTAAGCGGCGCGTCGATCACCACAACGACGCAGGCGGGCGAGAACGGATACTTTCTGGATGGGTTTATCATCCTCGCGGGGACTGTCATCTGGACAAGTAATACGTCGCTATATATGGCCGCTGGCGCGAAGATCATGCAGTTCCTTGAGATCAACTACAAGTCGCTTCTAGGTCAAACCGCGACCTTCTGTATCCAAAAGTCAGACCTGACCTACACATCAGTCACCGTCGCGTTCCCGAGTTCGGTTTCGGGCGCGACCATCGAAAGCTCGGTCACGATGTCCGGTGTCGGATATGTCCGCTTCGGGTTCGCATATCGTTCCAGCGGTGTCCTGATTGGCATGGTATCTCAACTGTACGTTCCGTATGTCTCTTTTGAGGCGACGGTCAACACGACGCTTGTGGCGATGAAGCCGGAATCTGGGAACGTCAGCACATTGCCCTACTGCGGCCTGCGCGACAGGGCTACGATAAGTGCTGTTTGTCAACGAACGTACTGGAGAGGCGGATTAGTCATGACGACGGGGTATATGTATGCCGCGTCCGCCCAGGCGCTCATGTACGGTGGCTCGTTAAATTTCCACGTGTCCATGCGCGACGTTCCGACCATGACGATTATTACAACACCGATCTGTACAGGTTGTGGTACGGTGTCGCTGGGGTCGACCGTTGACGGGTTTGTCATGCGCGTCACCACGGATGCTGCGGGCATCTACCGCGCATACAACGGGGTATACGCTGCGAGCGCTGAAATTACGTGAGGAGGGATAGCATGACCAAAGCGGATGTGATGGCGGACTATGTACTGGCCCAATTGGGCAGCCCGTATGTGTTCGGCGCGCGCGGGCAGAAATGCACGCCGAGCTACCGGCAGAGCCGGTATAACGCCTGCGGGAGCGCGCACCCGACAATCAAGACCAAGTGTCAGGTGCTGACCGGCGCAAAAAGTTCCTGCGCGGGGTGCGGATTCAGCGGAAAGCTGTGCTTCGACTGCCGCGGGCTGACGTACTGCGCGGCCAAGGCGGCGGGTCTGGAACTTAACGGGGCCGGATGCACCAGCCAGTGGAACGACGCGGACAACTGGGACGAGAAGGGCAAGATCGCGGTCATGCCGACGGACGAAATCTGCATCGTCATGCGCGCAGATGGCTCTACGATGGAGCACACGGGGTTATACCTGGGCGACGGCACAACCGTTGAAGCCAGTGTGAACGTGCGCCAGCGGACGCTTTCCGCTGGGAAATGGACGCATTACGGGCGGTTGCCCAACATGGACGAGGAGGGAACGGCAGTGCAGGCAACGGTGAAATACGGTAGCAAGGGTACCAGCGTAACGGAATTGCAGACGGCGCTCGCAAAGCTCGGCTACACAGTGTCCGCGGACGGCATCTTCGGCAACGAGACGCAGACGGCGCTGAAAAGCTATCAGGAGACTAACGGGCTTGAGGCGGACGGCGTCTGCGGCCCCATCACGTGGGCGAGCATCAACACGGCGCTGGGGAACGTGACCGCCACGGACACGGACGAGGACACAGACGACGATACGGACGAGGACACGGACGAGGACACCACGCTGGAAGAGCGCGTGAGTGATCTCGAAGATCGCGTGAGCGCGCTGGAAAGCAAGTAAGGAAAGGGGCCGTACGATGATGAGCGATTTGGCCGTGACTATCGGGGGGTGGGCTGTGCAAGTAGTAACCTATGTGGGCGCGATACTGGCCATCTACGGGTGGTTTTACAAGCCGCTAAAGGATGTTAGGGCGGACGTGTCTGACATCAAGCGAGACACCGGGGATTTGCTGTGCGATCGGCTGACACAGGCACATGAGTATCATATGCACAGAGGGTACTGCCCGCAGGGTGAAAAAATCCGCCTGTGCGCCATGTACACACGGTACCACGCGCTGAAACGCAATACCTTGATCGACACGTACGTTGATGATTTGGTTGGACTGCCGGAGAAGGAGGGGTAATCTTGGATACAGTGCTGGCGGTCGCCATATCATCGGTGGTTGTCGGCGTTCTGGCGCTGATCGGCAGCATATATGGGTCAAGGTCGGCAGTTAAACAGACTGAAACCCTGATTGTATGGCGGCTGGCAGAGCTGGAAAAAGAAAACGCTAAGCTGTCCGAAGAGGTTCGTATACACAACAACTATATCAGCCGAATGGCTGGCGCTGAAAGCCGCTTGTCGGCGCTGGATGCTAAAACCGACCGAACCGCCGCGCACGTAAAAATACTGGAAGAGTGAGGCTTGACATGGACGATGATATGGCAAGCCCCGGCGCGGCCTCCCCGGTGACTAAAAAGCCGGCGAGAATACAGGCGAGAACGGTAGACGGGCTGCTGTCCAGAATCAAGAAAGTGCGGATGCTCAAATTGATCGTCTGGCACAGTATGATATTTCTGGACATGCTCTATATCGCTGCATTCGTGGCGGCCTGCGCGGTGGTTCAGGCCTCCGACAAGGCCGATTTAATCTCGGACATCATGAAATATGCCGCCGGAACGCATGGCGGGGAACTGCTGTTAACCGCAGCCTTGAGACTGTGGGGAAAGGAGGGAACCTGATGAGTAAGCGTTGGCTGGACTGGTTGTGCGCGGTGCTGATCGTCGTCGTGATCGCGGTGCTGATCTACGGCGTCATCCACTAACGTAATCTTTAACAACCGCGGAAAAGTCTGCTGTTGTTAAAGAAAAACGCACTTAACTATAATAAGGAGGGGCATTATCATGTGGGATTCAATCAAAACCGCCATTCTCAGTAAGGACGTTTGGGTGCGCGCCGGTAAAACGTTTGTGCAGGCGGCCGTGGCGTATCTGGTCGCGGCGCTCGCCAACGTCGACATATTCAGCGGCGACAACGGGAAAACGTTCTGGGTTGGTCTGCTGGTGTCCACGCTTGCCGCCGGCGCGTCCGCCGCATGGAACGGCGTTATCAAACCTGCGCTTGCGGCGTGGAAGGACAGTCTTTCCGACCAGTAGGAATAAACCTTAGGGGTACAGCAAGCGATTTCCTCCCGTGAGCTGTGAGGGGCTGCAAATGCCCGAAAGGGCGGAACCGCGAGGCGGGTGCGGGCAGTTAAAAGACCGTGATTATCTCACGGTCTTTTTTGTGCTGGTTTCCGTTGGGGTTACTTCTTCATGGTATCACCTCGCCATTTCGCAAATCTTGTCCAGCGCGTCCTTTCGCATCCTGCGCAGCACGAACTTGGAATACTCGCTGCCGAACTCCGCTTTGCAGCAATGCCCGATCTCCGCATAGGTCATGCCATCGAAGTAAAATCGCGCGATGATCCACGCATCTTTCGCGCCCAGCCCATGCAGCCAGGCATTTACGCATGCAATGTCGCGCTGCTTTGCTTCGCACTCGGCTTGCAAGCGGACGATCGTCCGCTCCATTTCCTGCGCATCGGCGGACACATACCCGTCCGCAAGCATAATCCCCGCGCGTTCGGTGAGGCTTACTCCGCCGCCTGATCGCATCGAACCATAGTTCATTGGCGCTGGCCCGGACAAATCTTCGGCGGTGCATTCCCTCGCCCGCGCTATATCATGCCGCAGAAGTGCGATTTGGGAGGATAGGTATTCGCAGCGCCCCACGTGCCCCTTGTAGGCTCCGAGCATTTGGATGATGGTTATCTGCTCCATGCGCACGCAACCCCCTTAGAAACGATTTAATTCGATTTAATCATATGCCAAAGGGTTTCAGGTATGGTCATGCGCGGCCTCCTTCGTTATGTTTCGGGTCTTGGTATCCTCGCTGTAAATTCCCTCAATCCGATCTGTCCGCAACGTCAGTTCCTTTCCCGCAACCGTAGCCGCCCAAAATTCATTGTTGATATTTTGAAGATGAACAACCCCGCTAATCATCAGCTCTTCTCCCTTAGAGTTCTGGTAGTGGATAGTCATGCGTCCTCCTTCCACGGCGTGGCGGCGCGCTGTTCGTCGGTCGGCCACGCAGACCAAATTCTTGCGCGTCTCCCGCGACTGGTTACACTCTCGACACGCGCTATAGACTGCGTAATCAGGTGCAGATACACGCCATAGATCGCTCCGCCATGCTCGTACTCTGTCCATGTCGGTGTGTGCGGTTCCAGCGCCCGCGCTTCTTCCAGCGTCAGCACGCGGGGGATCGAGGCTTCAAGGGCGGCAACGGCCATTTTCTTTGCCTCAAGCTCCTTTTCGCTGTTCGCTATCCCCTTTCCGCGCTGTGTGGACGAAAAGAACAGGTTAGGGTCAGACAAAATGATTCGGGTCTGGCGGATGCTCTCGGTGATGATCTCAATCGCCTCCTGCGGGGTCATTTGCTCACTCATGGTTGGCTTCCTTTCTCTCTAGCGCGAATCTTTTGGGGGTTCTTCCGCATTTCGCACACGGGTTAAGTTTGATCGGCATGTGCATCCTCCTTCGCGTCCATGCGTGCACCGCACGCATAGCAATACGTTTGATCGGATTCGTCCAGGTAGTCACGGTACGTATCGCTTGCGGACCACGCCCCGCAGTTCGTACACTTGCCGTCTTCCCACCGCGCGTGCTTGACCGGCGCAACGTCGGCGGCGGGAAGTGCATTAAGCTTTTTCCATATACGGCTTATCGCGGACAGCTCGCCCTTTGAACACGCAACGCCCTGCGCATCCGAACATATATCCGTTGCCGCTTCCTGGCTGATGTACACCACGGGCTTATTGTCCATCGGGATCACCGCTTTCTGCGCCAGACGGCGCGTTCTCGGCGCACAGGCCGCGCCATTCCCAGTGGTTGTCATTCTCGTCCTCCAGACAGCATATGGCCTCATCGTCATCTTCGTGTTCCATACAATATTTGTTGTCGCACGTCGCGCATGGGTTTTCATGCCGCACCAGCAATCGCATATCAGCAATTGCCGCGTCCGCTCTCCGCGTTTCGGCGGCAAGCTGGGCGGTCAGACGGTCTACCCTCTTCAAAAGCGCGTCCTCTCGTTCTTTCCCAACTGTACGAACCGCGTTTTCCAGCCCTGTCTGTGCGTTGCATTTCTCGGTCAGCCTGCGCACCTCGGCCAGCAGGTCGGGGATGTCGGTACGGGCGGCGCAAATAAACTCTACGTCTTCATCGGACGCGCACAGCAATGCGGCATCGTCCCACTCTGGATACATGATGACCCTGTTTTCACCATCAAAAAAACAGTTTTCCTCTTCCAGGTTTGCACTCCACGGCGCTTTGCTTGCCGCATCCACCCGCGCCTGAATGTCGGCTAGACGCGACGGGGTCATACGATCGTTAGACATTGGTTGGTTCCTCCTTCGTTAACTCGTACTCTAGCCCCATCGCAATTTCGTTAAAATCGTTGGTGCTGTAGGTGTATCCGGATTGTCTAATTTCCGGCAGGCTGCATTGTGCAAGCATCGCCATGGCGCGTATAACCGCTGCGGTGCATTTGATCGCGGTGTTGTTATCCATTGTCAGCCCTCCCCATCCGGCCACCCTTGCGGCCTGTCGCAGCGTTCAAACGTGTACACCCATACCCACGGTTCAAGGCACCAGTCATAGCCGCGCTTCGAATTAAGCATTTGCCACAGCCACATAAAGGATTGTTTGGCGGTCATGGCGGGTGTGCTTTTTTCTCCCAGGTATCGGTCGCCCGGCCTGCAACCCTCCCGGATAGCATCTTCCTCGGTGATCTGCGTCACCCGCTCCGCCCGTACAGCGGTCACTCGCAGGAACAGGCGGCAGGCTTCTTTTGGCATGAAGATCGAGGGTCGCCACTTGATTTTCAGATCACCTTCGCCAGTCGTATACTGCGCCTTGTACCCGTAACAGCTCTCACCCATGCGCATAAATGGGCACTCGTTTTCGTCCGTTCTTCCAGAGCAATCCGATTCGCAGGTTTCGCGGAAATACGTTTCCCGCACCCACAGGATGTCGCCAACCTTATAACGTGAAAGTTCTAAAAGCCTATTTTCGGGGTCTTTAATAAACTCATCTGTGAAGCCAATATCTTGCCACTGGGCAAACCACTTGCTTTTTATCACCCGCCGCGTCATGGTCTTTCGCCCGTCCATAATTGCCTGCACCATCGGCGTGCTAAACAGTATCGGTTTGATTGCCATGGTCATCCCTCCTGCGCTATTGCGCGTCCTGCTCAAGATTCCGTATTGTTTTTAAGGCCTTTTGGAGAGCAACAGAGCCCTCTCCAATTGTTTTTGCCGCGCTTTCGATCCATCGCATATTTTGATCTATCACCTCAAGCGCTTCTGCTGCTTTTAACCTTGCCACGATCGTCCGTGTCGGCTCCCAGTCGTCAAGCTCTATCCCCGTTTTTTGCTTGATCTCGGCCAGTTTTTCCCGCAACTTCTCAAGCTCTTTTTCAGAGTTTTTAACCCTCCACAAAACCTGTTCCTCGATCCGTCGTCTCTCCTCCGCGTTTATTTTTTGAGATTGGTTGGCTACAAGACGTTCTCTCCCTCTCAACATTGCGGCAATGAAACCAACAGGCGGCTGGGCGCGTTCTAGTTTTTGAGGGTTTATCACCTGCAACAATCTCCCGTCGTTATACTCAACAACCCCCCACGTTGGCGGAAGCGCAAACCCCTTTGTCAGCCCTTTCGGTGTTGCCAAAAACCAATAGTCACAATATCTGGCGATTTCATCAGACTTAATCCCGTTTTCAAGTTCAGTTTGAAGATCGCTTTTTGATACCTTTATTTCAAATCCGCGTATTTCATGGCCTTTTGATGGATAGGCGTTAATGGCTACCGCGTCCGCGTGTCTCCGGCAATTTGCGCCCGTGCTGTTTCCCACCTCAAAGCCAAGATACCATTCGGGCGCTGCATATTTTGATTCGAGAGCCTTGCGAATATCGTCGGCGGTGATTTTTTCCGCTGCCTCTGTCATATGTTTTGCTCCTCTGTTAAGATTGCAAGCCCCGCCCGCAGCATCCCATGCAGGGCGGCGGTGTCCTCGTCCTCGATGATGTACACATCAACGCTTGCCCCCGGGCGGTAGTCCGTGTAGCTCGGTACGCCTACAACGTAGCGCTGGCTGTCGCCTTGGAGCACGCCACACTTTACCAGCGAGTCCATCAAATATTTTTTTGCCGATTCCACGTTATCGACGTCACGTTTGCGGTTGGCCTCGTGGAAGATCATACACACGATACAGGGGGTTGTGACTGGTTTCAAACGCCCTGCGTTGACTTCGCCCATAATGCACCAGCAAATTCCAGATTCGACCTCAAGAATAAACTTAGTCCCTACGTGCGGGTTTGTCCTACAGGCGAGAACGTACTCGTTTAGCGACGGGAGCCGGAAGGGGATCGCGAAATGCTGACGGATCATGCGTTTTCCTCCTTGGCTGTTATCCCGAACATCCGTTGCATCAGCAGTTTTGTTTGCTTGTGCGCGGCTTCCGCTTCATCCCGCTTTACCTTCTCCCGCAACTCGTCCAATTGCCCCTTGACCGATTCGGGAACCTGGGATGCTTCTGGCGGTTCTGGTTTTTTCTCCGGCGCCGGCAACGCCCTATCCATCGAAAAAGCATCGCCCACGGCGGCATACAACGCACGCACGCTTTCCGGCAGCTTCTTGATCTCTCGTGTGTGTACCGCCCTCGCCCGGTACGACCGCATGAAATTACTCGCCACAACGGAATTGACGGTTTCGATGTCCATCATCGACCAGTCAAACAAAATCCTCTGCGTCCCGACTACACGCTGTATATCGCAAGGCAGCTTGTTAAACTCTTTTTCCGTCGCCCCCTTGCACATGGCCGCATATACCAGCGCCCACGCACCGGCTTCGTCCAAAACTCCATCGTTGTCCATCTGCGCGATCTTTTCCTTAATCTGCCCGATAGACGGGGGAAATCCTTTATTGTCCGAAGCGATGAATGCCAGGATAGCAGCCTCTACGACCGGGCTGGTGTCGTTTGCAAACAATTGCATCCACAGGGACTTTGTCGCATCGAATTTTCTTCCGTCCATAAAGTGAGGATAATTTTCTTGCAACATCGCAAGCGCTTTTCGTACTTCGATGTCGGTCATTCTATTACTCCGTCCTCTCTCAACGAATCCAGAAAAGGATTATAATGCGCCTTGCTGTCCCGTGGTCGCTGGTCGCGCTGTGCGGGCTGTACTTCATCATCCCACCGGCCTTGATTCAACCATGTAGCAGGGTTTGGGATATACTGCCCGTTATCCTTCTGCCATTGTGCGCCTGTCTTTTGCAAACGGATTGCAGCGAGCATCTTGTCATGCAGTTCGGCAGTTACCTTGATACGCCTCCACGAAGCATAGGCGGCTTTCTTGCCGATCTTCTTAGGGTATAAGTTCCAGAACTCCGTAAAACGGGATTCGTCTAACGTAGATTTAGATACAGCATCAGTATCAGTATCAGTATCAGTTACAATATCAGAGTTTGCTAGGATTTTGCTACAGTGTTTGCTATGAGTTATGCTAGACTTTTCAGCCTTTGCAGTTCCACCAGCAGAACCGGAAGCAGCCCTTATTTCGCTTAACTTTCCGTCTCTTAGCATTCGCTTTTGATAAAGACATTCTCCATCAAGCGTGAGCACCTTACGAGTGATAAGCTCATGCAATCCACGAATAATTACATCATGCTTGTACAGCAAATGCGGTAGCAACTTTGTAGCAAAATCGTAGCAAATATCGCTTGTTCGTTCGTCAAGTGCATCAAAGGTGATCGATCCGTATTCCTCGCACTTATGCAGCAAGCACATCAAGCGAATATATACCCCTATACTTTCCGCGCTGCACGGCTTCAGCTTTTCGTCGTTCATAAAATCGTTGACGTAAAGCGGAAGGTAAGGCTGATTTCTTAGCGCCATTGTGTGTTAAACCTCGCTTGCGTCTGTTGGATTAGTTGTTTTTCAACGGATATATAATCTTGTTCTTCTTTGAAGTAAAACCGAACCCCGAGCCCGTTATACATTTCCTGCAAGGTTCTTAATACAGGGTGTTTTCCTGACCGTTGCTTTAGGTTCTTAGAGCTTCCAACATAAAGAACCTCATGCCGCATATCTATGCCCGTGTTTACCAGAAGGTATACACCAGGACGCGGCGGAACGGAAGAATAGTTTTCGCTATATGTGTTTGGTGTTAGCCATTCTTTCTCATTAAATTGGAACACACAATCATCCATCGAAAATTACTTCCCTTCCTGCGCAAGCCGGTCAACGATAGCGCGGAACTCGGCCTTTCCTGTTTCGTCCAGCTCACGGCGCAAGTACATGTAGAACTTATTGTCGCTGAAATTCATAGCCTGCGCGATCTCCCACATGCGGACGCGATTCTTGAGTGCGTACTGCCGCAGATCCATGTTTGGCAATTTCATTTTATCACCCCTTTAACAATATACTACTACTATTATGGGGAATTGTCAACAAAGAATTTTGCTCACAATGAAAGCTGCTCCCCATTTTGCGGGAGAATATCAAGCAAACCAACCTGCGCCTTTGCCCTTGCAAGGCGATCGGATGCGGCTTTGTAATAGTCTGCGTCCAGCTCGAACCCCCAATACTGGAAGCCTAGCTGATGGCACGCTATCAGGCTAGACGCGCTGCCGACGTGGGTGTCGAGGATTTTGTCGCCTGGGTGAGCGTAGTTGGTCAGGAGCCATTTGTATAGGGCGATGGGCTTCTGGGTGGGATGAAAACGAAATTCTTGCCCCTGTGGACGAAAGTAAAACGTCTTGGCAACCCTGTCGAACGAAGTCCACGCAAACTCACAGCTTGCGAAACTGACGTTTTCCGGTTGCCGCTTGTCCCAAATCACAAAACATTTTGTCGGCGGCAAGTCAAAGTAATTGCCCCCCCATACAATCTGTTCTTTGGAAACACGACGCAGCTCGTCAAAGTATTCTTTAGTCGGAACCTCCGTGTCCCAGTTCCCGTTCTTGTTCGTATAGCGCTCGAACCGCCCACCGCTATTCACCACGCTTGCCCCAAGTCCATACGGAGGATCGACAATCGCCAGCTCAAAGAACTTGTCAGGGAACTGCGCCATGCCAGCCATGCAGTCCATCAGGTAGAATCCCGCGTCAAGCATACTATTCATCCTTTCAAAACGGCGTGAGTTCCAGTTCAATCTCCATCCCATTCACCGCCGCAACCGTATCAATCCCGGTCGCCGCGTGTACGCTGCTCACCATCTGCTTTTCGTCGCTGTTGCCATCGGAAAGGTGCACGAGAACGATCTTTCGCGTCTTTGACAGGTCATTGGCGGCCAGCGTGTCCAGCAGCCGGCGCAGGGACATGTGCGAGGTCATGAGGCGCTTGCGGATGAACGCGGAAGCCGGATCGTCTTTGAGGCGCTGGTTCATGATGTTCTCGATGTAATTGCACTCCACGATCCACGTATGAATTCCAGGGAAGGTGTGCGGCAGGTAGTACGTATCCGTCGCGTACAGCAGCGTTTCCCCTGTCGGCTCATATCGCACCACGAAGCCTAGCGGCTCTAGTGCGTCATGCTTAACGTCGAATGGCAAGACGGTGAATTGATCTACCTTGAACGCGGAACCGCCTTGTAGGCGGTTAAATCGCGTTAAATCGCATGATGCGCCTATCGCTTCGATTGTGCCCTGCGAAGCGTAAGTGGGGATACCCATGCGGAGAAGAACGGGGGCGCTGCGGATGTGGTCTTGATGCCCATGCGTCACGAGGCAGCCGCAGATTGCAGACCAATCAGGAACCGAAGCGATGATGCTGGCTATCGGAACCCCCGCGTCCAGAAGCAGGACGCTTTTCCCAGCCGTTAGAATGTAGCAGTTTCCGATGCTTCCCGTGCTAATAACCTTAAGTTTCATACTTGCTCCATTTCGATATCCGCTATCGCCTTGAAAATCGGGTAGAACTGTTGCGGCACTACGGCATTACCGCATGCCTTTATCCTGTCCACCCCTTCGGATACCCCATCGTCGTTTCGTATACTTGCGCCGCATCCGGTGCCGAGTGCCCGGTTGCCTGCAAGTAATAAATCAAGCGATTCTGCATCAATCCCCTTCCACGTTTCGGGATCGTAAGGTTTTTGTGGAGTGATTTTGTTACGTTCGTTCTGTTTACTTTTTTCCATGCTATCCCGCACGACGCTGTTGGAGTAGGCAACAATCGCCATTCGTTCTCGTCTATGTACGGCTCCAACCGCTGCGGCAGGATAAGTTCCCCATCCAGCATCAAACCCCATCTCGGCAAAGTCCCTGAGTACGTTTCTAAAGAACCGTCCATCTTCGCTTGAAAGGAGCCCTGGCACGTTTTCAGCCACAACCCATCGGGGCTTAATTTCGCCAACAACTCGCCGGAACTCCGGCCAGAGATCACGCTCATCAGCAGACGCTTGACGCTTGCCTGCACAGCTATGCGGCTGGCAAGGGAACCCCCCCGATATACAGGTGACGCTTTGCAATCCTGTTCTGGTAAAAAAGTCTGCTGCTGTAAGTCCATGTACGTCCCTCCATCTCGGCACATCCGGCCAGTGCTTTTCTAGCACCTTCGTCGGGTAGTCTGCCCATTCGCACTGCCCGACCGTTGTAAAGCCCGCCCATTCAGCGGCTAAATCTAGGCCGCCTATACCCGAAAATAATGATAAGTGCGTTAGCATGATACCTCCAAAGAAAACCCCGTCCAGCAGGTTGCGGCTGCGGACGGGGTGTGTCGGCTGTGTGTTTCTCGGCGATGCCGCAACTCATCAACCGACACTGTTATTCTACCACGTTCTTACCGCTTCGTCAACCTAAAACGCGTCCTCCGGGTCATCGACGGGCATTTCCGTGAACGGTACGGGTTCTTCCGGCACGGGTTTCGGCTTGGGCGCTTCCGCTTCGGGCGGGTCGATCGTCAGCGGCGTACCGTTCGCGTTCTCCTCGACCTCTGCTTCGACCGCAATATCCGCGTTCTGTTCCTCAAGCGCGCGAACATACGCATACGAAGCATCGATCTTCTCCGGGTCGCGGGGGATGTACTTGTCGGCGCAGATCGCCCGTATCATGGTTTTCTCGTACATTTCGGGTGTCCAGCCGTCCCAGAACTCCGCGCTCGCATACTTCGGCTTGCGCTTCATCACGTCGGCGGTGGTGAACACCAGCAGCTTGTTCATGGTTTCCTGCTCGAACTCGACATAGCCGAACACGCCGATGAGCTTGCCGCGCTTGAACGGATCATTGACCGTGAACTCGTAGCTTTCGATGGGGTTGTTGCGGTCTTTCTTGATCATCTTGAACGTGTCGTTCTCGTAGATGCACTCGACCGTGATGGACAGGGGCGGCGTAAGCGCATACTTGAGCGCTTGGTAGCGGATGCCCTCATAACCGGGGATCAGCGTCATGGTGTAGCGGTTGTTCTTGGTGTCCTTGTACGGGATGGGGAACAGGTGGTTCTTGCTGCTCATGTCCAGCCCGATGCGTGCGTAATGCGACAGGTCTTTCGCCAGCGCGGGCAGGTTGACCGTATTCCAGCCATACGGAAGGTTGTTCTTGTCGGTGTTACGCTTCTGCTCAGCAGCGGCCAGCGCTTGGTCGATGGCGATGAAGTACCCGCCGATCAGGCGTTTTTCGCGGTCGGTGAAGTTGGTGAACGCCGAACCTGCAGCGTTCTTGTACTCGGCCATGACCATGCCGGTAAAGCGTTCGCTTGCGGACTGTTCTTTCTTGGCAAGCGCCTCCGTGGGTTTCGTGGCGGGTTTCTTGGGTTCAAGCATTGGGTTGTTCCTCCTCAATCTTCATTTCGGTGTCGGTCGTAACGGTCAGCAGGATCATTTGTGCGTCGGTCGAGCGGAGTTTGTTTACGCTTTCGCAGTTGTCTGCGAACACGGGCAGCGATACCTCGTACTGCGCGGAAAGCACGTTGATGATTTCCAGATCGGCGTTCATCCTTGAGCCGGTATTTGCCGTGCCGTAGGGGATCAGCCCGCTTGCGCACGGAACCATGCAGATGCAGGTGTCGGAGATACCGCCGTTGATCTGCGTGTCAAACAGTTTCCAGCGCAGGGTCGGGAACAGCTCGTTAATGCTCTCCTCCAGTAGCGCGCAGTAGTCCTGCACGTACTTCTCGATCAGCGTAAGCAGCTTTTCGGTATCGGCCAGCGCGGACGCGGCAGTCTTTTGATCGCGTTCCAGCTGCGCAATACGCGCCGTGGTGGTTTTGGCCGCTCCGTGCTTGGCGATCACGGCACGTGCGGCATCGGATTTCGCGTGCAGTGCGTCCATTTCGGCTTGCAACGCGGTAACGGAATCGACCGGATAAACGGCGCTGGATTCACGCAATGCCGTAAGCCGTGCTTCGATCTCCGCAATGCGCGGTTCGCTCTCATAATTCGCGCTTTGGGGGAACTGGTCAAGCGCGTTCGCCGCTACGTCGAACTCGAGCTTGCGGAATTCTTCGGTCGCAAGCGCCTTCGTCTGCTCCGCTTCCAATTCGGCGATCCTGTCCTCGATCTCCTTGATCTGGTTCGCGCAGTCCTTTCCCTGCGCCTGGATTTCAAGGAGCCGCCTCTCGCGCTCGGCCTTGAAAGCGTTAATTACGGCTCGCCGCGCCGCGTCCACCTTTTCAGCGGGAAGCGCTTGCCCGCACGTCGGGCAGGTATCGGAAACGGAGCCAGCATACTGCGATTCAAAGACGGTCTTGTACTTCTCGCGCAGGACTTCGCGGCGACCTTTAAGTTCGTCGAGGATAGAGGGACGCGTTGCAAGCTGCTGATCGATGTCCTTGCACGCGAGTGATGCGCGGTGTAGCGCGTCGCGCTTACTCTCCATTGTGTCCTGTAACGCCTCGCGCTGGCGCTGGTGCGCGGTCATGATCTGACGTTTCAGCGACGCTTGTTCCGATTCGAGTTCGACGATTTCGCGCTCGATCTTCGCGCCGGCGGAGTTCGCACGCAAGTCACGGATTTGGGTATCGAGCGTCTGCATGGCAGCGGAAGCGTCCGCGATGGTCGTTTCAGCGGCTTGCAGTTCTGCGGGAGAAACATCATCCAGCGCCTTGCGCGCCTCGTCAATGCGGACGGGCAGCATGTCCAGATCGCGGTTGATGTTCCGGCGCGTGTCGGTCATGACCTTGCGCAAGCCGTCCATGTCAATACCGCGCCTGGCACATTCCATCGTCAGGGGTTCATAATCCTTGCGTGCGATCAGGGATTCGGACACATCGCCGGTCATGGCGAGCAGCTGTTTCCGGCGCTCTTTCCAGTCCAGCGCGTTGAACGCGCCCAGCATCCCAATCACGCGGAATACGTCCTCGGGCGCGATCTCGGATATCCGCGCCTTGAAGTCGGACAGCTTGACCTCCACGTCATTGATCCAGTACTGCGATACATTGCCCTGAAAATCCGCGTCGGTGTTGCCGCGCTTCTTTACCCAGTTTTCGCGCTGCAATCGGCGAAGATTCAACGGCAGGCCATTGATCGTGCATTTCAGCTCGACCATTGTATCAAGGTTGTGGATTTCCGCGCCGGAATCATCCAGCGGCTTTTCGTGGAAGTTGTCAGAGCCGGGGGCGTTGCCTCTGGAATCGCGGTTGAAAAGAATCCACGAGTAGGCATCCGGGAGCGTGGTCTTGCCCGTGCCGTTCATGCCGGAAATGCGGGTGCTGGCTGGCGAGAAATCCAGCGTAAGGGCAGAAATGCCCTTGAAGTTCTGAAGCGTCATGCTCTCAAGCGTCAGTTTTTTCACGGTTTACCTCCGTCGCCGCTTCATGCAGCGTCTTTCCTTCCAGCCCGGCCGCCTTGAGGAACGTAATCCGTGCCATGTCCCGAAACCACTCGGCGACACTCGGGTAATCCAGTTGCTTGATAACCGCGAACAGCGCGTCTTTGCCCCCGGCCGGATACCAGATGTACACGCGCTCCATGTCGTTGTGGTCGTGGCTGGCGGGGCTGATGTGCAGCGGATGGCTCGCCTTCTCGTGCGGTGCAAGGTCAATGTCGCTCAGGTCGTACAGGTCAGCGGGCGAACAATCCAGAAGCTCGGTCATGGCGCTCAGCGTGTCCTTGGTCGGCAGCACGCGGCCTTGCTCGATGTAGCTCATTGCCACGCGGTCAACGTCGGGGAGCTGGGAAACGAGAACCTTCGCATTCGTGCGGTTTCGCGCCAGTTGGACGCGGATGTTATTACGGGTTGGCATGGTCATTCCCCTTTCTCAAGTTCCTTGACGGTCACGCCCAGTACGTGCGCGACGGACGCGATACCGTACAGGCTTGGGCGGTTGATGTTATGCTCCCAGTTCTTGATCGTGGTTTGGGAAACGTGGAGTTTGTCGGAGAGGTCTTTCTGCGTCATTTCTTTGGCGACACGCGCGAAGTAGATGCGACCTCCCATTGTGGCTTTGTCGTGCTTGTTGCCCACTTGATCACCTCCTTGCGGCTATCCGCGACCGCCTTTCGGCGGTTTCGGCCGGTTGCTATCCGGCCTCATCAGGCGGGTCAATCGTTCCACGTGGTGTTGGGGTACATCCGAGCGAGGCTCTTGATGATTTCAGGCTGTACTTCGACTTCTTCTTCGATGCTGTACCCGGCTTCCGTGGCCTTTTGCTGTAAGGCTTTGTACTCATCGGTGGTGATGCTGCCTTCAAGCTCTCCCCAAGTGATCATGCTTATAGTTCTGTCGCTTCCTCGTTCCATCCAGGATACTCACCCTCTTCGGCGCTATGGTCATCCGTCTGTTGCGCAACGGACTGTTGCCGCTCTGCTTGGTATGTGATGTATTCCTGCTCTGTCATCTTGCACTCCTTTTTCACTTGGCTTTCCTCCTTGCCCGGCAGTAGCTGCCCGCGGCTCCTTCTTCATGCTTTTATTATAGCAACTTTCTTTATAAATGTCAACCTTTCCGCAAAATTCTATTTTACGGATATTGATACGAAATTATACCGATTTTGATACCTTGCAATCAGAGTTGACATATGGTATGATATAATCAGTTAAACGTATACGGAGTAACAACAAACGCCAACTAAGGCGTTTTCTTTTTACGGAGGGAGTGAGAAGCGTGGAGATTGTAAAACGCAAGCTATCGGACATCCATCCTTACCCAAACAACCCACGCAAGAATGACGAGGCTGTCCAGGCGGTTATCGAGAGCATAAAGCAGGTCGGGTATTGCGACCCGATAGAGGTTGACGAGAACGGCGTTATCCTGTCCGGCCACACCCGGCTTAAAGCGTTGAATAAACTCGGATGGAAAGAAGCCGAGGTCGTTGTCATTTCGGGGCTGACTGAGGAACAGAAAAAGAAATACAGACTGCTCGCCAACAAGACTGGCGAGATCGCGCTTTGGGATACCGATCTGCTTCAGGTCGAGCTGAACGGAATGGATTTTGAGGGGTTTGACTTCGGGTTCGACGATTACAAAGAGCCTGGAGAAGTCATCGAGGACGAAGCGCCGGAGGTTGACGAGATCAACCCGCCGACTGCCAAGCTGGGCGACGTTTGGCAGCTCGGGCGGCATCGGGTGATGTGCGGGGATAGCACGGACGCGGGAACGGTTGCGTTGCTGATGAACGGCGTACAGGCCGACATGATGATAACAGACCCTCCGTACAACGTAGACTATGAAGGTACGGCAGGGAAAATAGACAACGATAACATGGGCGCAGAACAGTTTTGCGAGTTTCTGACATCTGCGTTTAAGGGAGCAGGCGACTGCATGAAGCAGGGCGCAGCGTTTTATATATGGCACGCCTCGAGAACCATCTATGAGTTTGTAAAAGCGCTGAAGAACGTCGGGATGGAAGTGCGGCAGCAACTCATCTGGAACAAAAACTCACTCGTCATGGGAAGGCAAGATTATCAATGGAAACACGAACCATGCCTGTACGGGTGGAAAGACGGCACCCATTACTTTACGGACGATCGCAAACAAACAACAGTGTTTGAAGATGAAACCCCGAATTTCAGGAAAATGAAGAAAGATGATCTAGTCAACTTACTGAACGACATATACAGCGACAAGGTCAGCGCAACGGTCATAAGCGAAAACAGACCATCGTCCAGCGAAGAACATCCGACCATGAAGCCAATCAAACTGATGGCGAGGTTGATAAAAAACAGTAGCAAACCTGCAGAAACTGTGGTTGACATCTTCGGCGGATCTGGCTCAACGCTTATCGCGTGTGAGCAGCTGGAACGCACCTGCTACATGATGGAACTTGACCCGAAGTATGTCGACGTTATAATCAAACGCTGGGAGAACCTGACGGGACAAACTGCGGTGCTGCTATGACGGATGGGTACGGTAAGGAAGTGATATTATGGCACGCATGGGACGGCCATTGACCGAGATCAACAAAGACAAGTTTGAAAATATGTGCGCGCTGCAGCTCACCGAGGAAGATATCGCGTTCTTTTTCGATTGCAGCATTGATACAATAAGCAGATGGTGCGCAAAGACCTATGGCAAAACATTTGCGGACGTATTTTCCCAAAAAAGAGTATTGGGCAAATTGTCACATCGCGCCGCGCAATTCGCAATGGCGAAGAATAACCCGACCATGAGCATCTGGCTCGGAAAGCAGTATTTTGGACAGCATGATATAATGCAGGTGGACATCCGCAAGACGCAGGAGGAAGCAACAGACGAAACGCTGGCGCTGTTGAGGGAGATCGAGGATGAAGAACACGGAGAAGAAGCGGGAAGCGCTGCTGACGGTTCGTAAGTTCCCGATCAAGTATGCACGGCATTTCGGATTTACTCGCCTGACCTCGAAAAACAACAGCTGGATGGTCGAGATGCTGACGGCGAAAGAGGACATGACGCTGCTCGCCCATCGCGGAAGCTACAAGACCACCTGCCTTTCCGTGGTTATCGCATTGTTGATCGTGCTCCGGCCGGACATCAATATCATTTTTATCCGCAAGACCGACAACGACGTGGTGGAGATCATCGAGCAAGTCAAGCGTATGCTCCAAACGGACGAAATGCAGAACCTCGCAATGACGCTCCACGCCGTTCCGATCATGCTTACCAAGTCCAACGTGGCGGAGATCAATACCAACCTGAACACAACGCCAAAGGGCGCGGTACAACTGCTTGGGATGGGAACCATTGGAAGCCTGACCGGGAAACACGCGGACATTGTTATTACCGATGATATTGTAAATTTGCGCGACAGGATTTCTAAGGCCGAGCGCGAACGTATCAAAGGGTTGTACATGGAGCTGCAGAACATCAAGAATCGCGACGGCAGGATCATCAATACCGGCACACCGTGGCACAAGGACGATGCGATCTCCTTAATGCCCAACATCAAGCGATACACTTACCGCGATACTGGGCTGATCTCGCCAGCCGAGCTTGAAACACTACGTGCCAGCATGACCCCTTCCCTCTTCGCGGCCAACTACGAGCTAGAGCACATCGCAGCAGAGAACGCGCTATTCACCACTTCGCCGGTGTTTACGACGGACGTTACCAAACTCTACAACGGCATTGCGCATGTGGATGCGGCCTATGGCGGAGATGATGGAACGGCGCTGACACTGGGTAAGCTTGACGGCGACACGCTGTACATGCTCGGGAAACTGTGGCAAGCGCATGTAGAAACCAAGCTACCGACCATCAGCGAGCTTTGCAAGAAGTTCCGATGCGCACCTATCCATAGCGAGATCAACGCCGACAAAGGCTATCTCGCCAAAGACCTTCAACGCATGGGCATGATCTCGAAGATGTACTCCGAGAACATGAACAAGTACCTCAAGATCAGCACGTATTTGTACAAGTGGTGGCCGAATATCGTATGGGTTGAGGGAACCGACCCGGAATACCTGAACCAGATCATGGATTACACGGAAGATGCAGCGCACGATGATGCGCCAGACAGCGCCGCTTGCATCGCACGACTGCTCGACAAGCCAAAACGCGCTAGTCTGATATAGGAGTGACCGCATTGTTCACACAGTACACCTACCAGGACTGGGTATCGGCCCGAAGCCCAGCTTCGATGATCGAGAAGATTGTCGAGGCGTATAAGGGTTCGGTCGATTTCCTGTATGCGCTCGAGGCCGATATGTATTTCGCGGGCGATAACCGCGAGGTCATGGAGAAGGTCATCATCACGCTGGATTCCGTCAAGGACGAAAACGGCAATTCCAAAGCACGTAACGTTAAAGTGATCGGAAATCGCGTAAGCAGCAACTTTTTCAGCCGGTTCGTGGTGCAACAGAATCAGTTCTTGCTCGGCAACGGCGTGCAGCTCACGGACGATGCGCTCAAGGGCAAGCTCGGGCGCGCGTTCGATACCGCGTTGCAGCAGGCGGGCGAATACGCGCTCATTCAGGGCGTGTGCTTTGGGTTCTGGAACCTAAATCATTTGGAAGTCATCAAGGCCGCGTCTGATTGTCGCAGCGGGTTTGTGCCGCTGTACGACGAGGACACCGGCGCATTAATGGCAGGCATCCAGTTTTGGCAGATCGCCGAGGAGAAGCCGAAGCATTACCGTGTGTTTGAGCTTGACGGGCTGACCGAGTATAAGCAGTCCAATGTGCGGGTGCTCGCTACGGACGTGAAGCGAGGGTATGTGCAGAAAGTGCGCACGGATGCGATCAGCACCCAAACCGTGGGCGAGAACAATTACTCCACGCTGCCGGTGATTCCGTTCTATGGGAACAGCCTTATGCGCAGCGAGTTATCCATGAACATCAAGTCCAAGATCGACCTATACGACCGCATTTTCTCCGACTTCGGCGATAACCTCGACCGCACAAACGATATTTACTGGGTTATCAATAACTTCGGCGGAACCAGCGACCAGATTATTGAAATGCTGGCCGAGATCAACCGCATCAAGGCGACCTACACAGAAGCGGGCGCAAGCGGGCAGAGCACTGCCGAGCCGCATACGATCGAGGTACCGTATCTCGCCCGGCAAGTGGCGCTTGACCTTCTGGAAAAAGCGCTGTACAAGGATTACATGGCGCTGAATATGGACGAGATTACGGGCGGGAGTCTGACCAACGTCGCAATCAAGATCGCGACAACCAACCTCAACCTGAAAGCCGACCGTTACGAGTGGCAGGCATTCACGTTTGTACAGCGGGTACTTGCATTGCTTGGTGTCGAAACCGAGGACATCCAATTCAAGCGTCGAGTAATCTCCAACGATTCCGAAACGGTGCAGGACATTTACGCAATGCGCTCCGACATCACCCGCAAGAAAGCGCTTGAGCTGAATCCGTACATCCAAGCGGACGAGATCGAAGAACTGCTCAAGGACATGGACGCAGAGGATGCAAGCGGGTTGCCGAGCGCCGATGAATTACAGGCGCAGATCGACGAAATGAAACAGCCCGCACAACAACCAGCGCAGCCCACCAACCAACCCGAAACCCAGCCCGCACAGTAAAGGAGCATCATTATGGCGATTGAACGCATCAGCGAACAACAGGTTACTCGGCATTATCAGGCCATTTCCACGGACACGTGGCCGGTTGACGTGCTAAGCGGCAGCAAACTGTACGTGCTTGACACTGGCAAAGAGTACGTTTATAGCAACGACAACACCAACCCCGCGACAGGCAATGGCTGGTGGGAAGAACTGGACGAGATCACCGGCTTTGGCGTATATTCGGGGCTGGGCGTAACCGCGCAGAGCACACCCGACATGACCGTGAACATCCAGGCGGGCGTTTACTACGATACGGACGGCTCGAAACACGCGGTTGCAGCCGTTCCCGCGCAAGCGATCATGGCTGCCGATGCCGTCAAAGACCGGCTGGACTTGATCTACCTCAACACGGTGCGTGCAGCTATCTATCTCGCCGGAACGATTGAGATTGATGCGGTTGCGGGCGCGCGTTCTTACACCGTTGCGGTCAATGCGGTTGCCGGGGATACCGTTACCGTCGAGGGCGAAACGTTCACGGCGGTCGCGGCTGATGCGGGCGCGGGCGAGTTTGTGCCCGGCGAAACCGTTGCCCTTACTGCCACGGCCTTGGCTGCGGCAATCGGCGCAAACGCCGCGATCATTGCGGTATACACGGTGACAAACCCGAGCGCGGGCATTGTGCGGCTTGTGGAAACGGTAGCCGGTGGGCTGGATACGCCTGCTGCCGCGACCTTCACGGGCACGGTTGAGATCACCAACGGCGCGGCCACTGCATCGGTCGCGCACGTAGCGGGCGGTTCCCTTCCCGCCGTTCCTTCTGGCGGTGTGAAGATCGCACAGATC